AAGCGGAGATCCGCCGATTGTTGTCGGAAGAAACCTGGCTCACTGGCACCGAGGCGAAGGCTCTCGGTTTCGCCACGGCGGCGAGATCGGCCTCGTCGGCGATCACCTCGTCGGCGAAACCGAGAGCCTTCGCCTCGGTGCCAGTGAGCCAGGTTTCTTCCGACAACAATCGGCGGATCTCCGCTTCCTCCTGACCGGACTTGCCGACATAGATCCCGATCAACTGGTCGCGGATCTTGTCCAGAACGTCGGCGCGTTGGCGCATCTCTTCGGGGGTGGCGTCGTAGATCCCGGCGCGCGGATCGTGGATCATCATCAGAGCGGATTCCGGCATCACCACCGGGTTGCCCGCCATGGCGATGACCGACCCCATCGAAAGCGCGATGCCGTCGATCCGGACCTCGACCGGCGCGGTCCGCGCCTTGAGGACGTTGTAGATCGCCATCCCCTCGAAGACGTTTCCGCCGATGCAGTTGATGTGGATCACCAGGGGCGTGGTCGGCGTCGCCACTTCTCGCAGGTCGGCAACGAAAGATTCCGCCGTCACCTCCCAACCGATCTCGCCATAAATGAAGATCTCGGCAGCGGCGGCACCCAGCGCCGCCCGCATGTCGTACCACCCGCGCCGGATGCTCTTGGCCATGGCTTACTCCTCCACCTTGGGATACTGCGTGTTTTCGGTCCGAACCTGCGTGAGGCCCGCGCGCGAAACCCGGCGCGGGTCGCAGTCGAGGACGATCCCGAGGCTATCGAGTAGCGCGAAGGCTTCCCGCATTTCAGCGAAGTGCGCCTCCGGGTCCTTGCCCGCCTTGCGCACCATGTCGTAGGGGGTATCGACGCCAGTCCGCACCGCCTCACGTGACGCCGCAATATCCTCGGTCGGGTTGATCATCTCTCGGCGCGGCGGCGTCCACTTCGCGCGGATCGGACGCCCGATCCCACGCGCGACGGCAAGCGCCTCGACGAACCACCGCTCGACAGTGCGGCACATTTGATTGATCGCCATGTTGTTTTGGTACGCGGTGAGGGCGCGCTGAAACTCCAGGAACCCCAGCCGTCCCGACGAGAAGTTGAGGTCGGAAAGGTCTCCGCTCAAAACGAAGGCTGGGATATTCAGACCCGCCGCGATTTCCCGCAGCGAGATCCGTGACATGTCGGCATAGCCCTCCACGCCCGGTGGCGTGGCGAACTTGATATCGCGCCCGGGCGGCAAGCGCTCGTAGATGCCGGGCGAGAGTTCCTCAAGCGCCGGACGCGCGGGTGTCGCGGCCTCGCCCAGCAGAGGGTTCCCGCCGCCTTCGCCGTTCGCGTCCACCTCGAAGACCGCGAAACAAGCGGCGATCTTCTGCCGCATCCGCTGCGCGTCGGCATAGTCGGCATAGTCGGCGAGCGACAGAATCACCGGAGCAAGCCACGGCACACCGCGCACCTGACCAGCGCGGTCAATGCGGTAGACATGCGCAATTTCGGACGCGGGCACGCGCCGCGACTGCGGCAAGCGATAGGTGGAGCGCCCGCCCGGGTGTTCGTCGAACAGCCAGTAGTTGACGCGCCGTCCGATCTTGTCGAACTCGACGCCCTGCACAGCATACGTGCCGTTGTCCTGCGGACCGTCCTTGGTGCTGTCGAGAAAGTCGCCTTCCAGAATCTGGACCTGGAACGGCAGCGGCAGCCCGTCCGACGCGAGGCGGCGACGGCGACGCAGCAGAACCTCGCCGCCCTCGAATACGGACCGCACCCCCAAGGATTGGATTCCGTAAAAATCCATCTGCCCACCCGGATCGAGCGCCGTGGTATCGAGGTGTTCGCGCGCCGCCGCCTCGGCATCCTTGTCCGCCTTCCCGTCCGGACCCAGGAACGACGGGATGATGCCGGAGCCGATCACGTTGTTCTGAATCGCCGCCGCCGCTTTCGGCGCGTGCGGGTTGTTCCGCACCATGTCCCGGGACTGATCGCGCAGGCGCTGGAGCGCGCCGCCCATCGTCTCCGCGTTGGCGTCGGTCGAAACCCGCCGCCAGCCGCTGGTGCGGTGCGAGGTGCTCGCGCCGTCATACATCGCTCGCGCGGAGCGCAGCGCCGCGATCCGCAAGCGCGCATGCTCCCGCCGCGCCGCCGTCTCGGGGGAGACGGAAGCGATTGCGCTTTCCAGCCATTTCATGGTGTCAGGTCCCCTTGCGGAACACCGCGAGGCGGCGGTTTGAGGTAGCGGGAACCTGCCCGGTTTCACGACGCATGATGTCGCAAAGCTGGAGCAGTTCGGCCTGCGAACGGTACTCGATCGTCTTGCCGTTGATCGTCACCCGCAGCGTGCCTGCGGCGATGGCGCGCTCGACCGCGTCAATATCCTTCTGCGTGTACGCCATCGCCTATCTCCTCCCACTCAACCAACCGCCTCGCTGGGCACTTCGCCCCGAGAGGTATCCAGACCGCGTCGCGCGCTCTTGCGGCGCAGGTGCCGCCGAAGCCGGTAGAGGCTGCGGCGGCGGAGCAGGCATCGCCGCGACCGCGAACAGATCGCCTTGCGGCTTCGGTGGTGGCACGTTGCGAATTGCCGCCAGGCGCGCCCAATCGTCGACCGTCATCCGTGCAACACCGAGGTGATCGGCGAGCGCGCGGTTGTAGATGTCGCAGTCGTGGTAGTGGTTCGGGCCGTTATGATCCCAAACCCGGAGAGTCTTCCCCCGGACTTGGCGCTCGACCAGATACTCCGAAGTCAACTGCCGGAAATATGCCTCGTCGTGAAACTCGGCAAAGTGGCAGTAGCCCGCAGGGTTGCAGTCCGCCCCTTCCTTCACGCCCAGCTTTCTCAGGTTGCCGTAAAGCTCGGACTTCATCGGCCATGTGCCGACAGGCCAAAGCACGACACCGCGCCTCAATTTCTTTCCCTGCCAATTGATGTCCTGCCGCGAAGGCGTGCCGATCGCGGGGCGGTACCAACCGTCCTCACCCTTAAGAGCCATGGCCTTCGGGCGGCGGCGCACCCACTGGTACACAACCGAGGTATTGAAACCCGAATCCACTCCGAAGACGTCGATACCCCAGGCATTGCCATAGGCGTCGGGATAGGTCCGCTCGTAGACTTCGCCAAGAGCAATCCACGCGGGACTGTCGATGTCCGCCGTGTCTCCCGGCAAAAACCCGATATCGATGGACCAACACTCCTTGCCGACCCCCCAGGACTTCACCTCGTAGAACAGTCCGTTCCCCTGCACGTCGGCAGAGGCGGTAATGATCATGCCTCCCGGTGGGATCGTGCCCTTGGCGTAGGTTTCCCGCCGCGCGTGGAGCCGTTCCCATTCCGGAGCTTCGCCGCGCTCCTCCCAGCTTTCGCCGAGCCAGAGGTTGACGAACGCTTTCAGTTTCGTCGGATCGCCCTGCGCGTCGACCCACGCCGCCGCGATATCGTCCCAGGTCACCAGCAGCGACGACAACGTGTCGAGGTGGAACGACGGATGCCGCCCCGGCCCCGGAGCCGCCGCGATCCACCTGCCGCCTTGCACCATCGCCGTCTTGTGGTGGTGCTCGATCGGGAAGCCACAGCACTGGCACTCGTAGTGCGCCCGGTGCGGATAGGTCTTCTCGAACTTCAGGTGTTTGAACAGCAAGCGTTGCTCGCCGCCGCAATGCGGGCACTCAACCTCCCAATACCGCTGATCGCCCGCCTCGAAAGCCGCGTCGATCCGGGAAGGGTTTTTTTCCGTCCCCTTGATCGTCGGCGTGGAGCCTTCGAGCTTCTTGTAGCCGCCAACCGCGAGGAACGCGCGAAACCGCGCGTTGACCATCGCCATAGGATCGCCCTGCCCGTTCAGATCGGCGGGCCAGTCGTTGATCTCGTCGGCGATCACGTACTTGACCGTCTTTGACCGCAGATCAACCGTGCTATTCGCCCCGGTGATCGTGATCGACCCGCCAGGGAATTTCTTTTTCCGCGCCGTCGACGCACGCGAGGAACGGCTTTTCGCCGCCGACACCCGCCGACGCAGCGCCGGAGTTTCCTCAATCGTCGGGTTCAACTTCTCCGAGTTGAACTCATCGCCCGCGTCGATCGTCGGCATCACGATCAGCATCTTCGCCGGGGTGTTCGCGATCACCGAACCCGCCCAGGCGATACCTACCTGCGTGAACCCAACCTGTGCCGACTTCCGCACCGAAACCCGCGTGCAGGGATGCTCCTGCCCGAGACAGTCGAGGATCTCGACCAACTGCGGCGTCAACTTCGGGTCCCACAACTGCCCCGCCCGAGGCCCATCGGGAATAACCAGGTTCTCTCGCGCGAAGGCGGAAGGCTTCGTCGTGGGGTCCGGGGCAATACCCCGAGCCAGGGCAGACGCCACCAAGCCGATTGCGCTACCCGTCATCCTCTCCCCCTAGCCTCGCCAGGGCATCTGCGGTTTTCTGCTGCATCGCGGTCACCCGCGCCTTGATGACTTGCCGAACCTCGGCAACGCCGCCATCGGCGGCACAGATCGAAACCACCTCGTCGGCAAGGTCGAGAAGCCCCTCCATCTCCTGCCGGATCAACCTGCCCGCCGCGACCATCGCGTCCTCAACCTCGCGGCGCGGGATCAGCAGCCCGATCTTCGTCTCATAATCGAGCTTCGACAGCTTCGCCTGGTAGGCTTCCCGCGCCGTGCGTGCGTCCGTAAACGACAACCCCCCGCTCGCCACTTCGGGCTGCGGGGGGTCGGTGGATGGTGCCTCGGGTCCGGGATCGAGTGGCCTTCGCGCCGGATCGGTGTTCCTCTCTCGGGCAAGATCAGCGGCGGCGAAGTCGATCCGCCCATCCGGCAACCGAGGAATTCTCCCGGTGCGGATTGCCTTGCCAACGGCCTGTTTCGATATCCCGGCATGCCGGGCGTATTCCGCCTGGGTGCCGATCTTCATCTTACCGCTCCTGACTGACCCGACCGAATGTCGCGCCGTTCTCCGCGAGGACCGCCGCACGGCCCGTAAAGTTCTGCCAGCGCCGCACGATCACGTCGGCAAACCTCGGATCGAGGTCAATCACCCGAGCAACTCGTCCGAGCCGCTCCGCCGCAATCACCGTGGTGCCGGACCCGGCAAACAGGTCGAGGACCACCTCGCCATGCCGGGTGCTGTTCCGCAGTGCGCGCTCGACGATCGCCACCGGCTTCTGCGTCGGGTGGACGTAGTTCGCCACGTTCTCGCGCGGCAACGTCCAGACGTCGCTTTGCGCCCGATCACCCGCCCAGCCGCCGCGATCACAAAACAGGATCATCTCATGCTGCGGGCGATATTTTGCCGCGCCGAGCCCGATCGCCAACTTGTCCCAGACGATGCAGTTGTCCGGGCTCAGGCCGCACCGCTCGAACGCCTGCCAGAATTGCAGATATGTCCGCCACGGGAAGCACACATAGACCGAAGCGCGCTCCGTCATCTGGCTCAACGCCGAGCGCAGCGCGCCCTCGAGCATCCGCACCAATCCAGCGCCGCGGCGATCGTCGTTCATGATCCCGCCGTGGACCTTGCTCGCGTAGCTCACCCCATAAGGGGGATCGGTAAACAGCAGGTCGGCGACCCGGCCATCCATGCACCGCTCCAGGCACGTGGGGTCGGTGGAATCTCCGCAAGCCAAGCGGTGTTCCCCAAGAACCCAAATGTCCCCAATGCGGCTCACCGTCTTCTCCTCGATCGCCGGTGCTTCGTCGGCATCCGCTTGCTCGACGAGCGCATCCGCCGCCAAGGAAGTAGGGTCGACGGTACGGGCAAGGATCTTGTCCGCATCGGAGAACCCGAAGTCGGACAGGTCGAAGTCTTGCAACAAAGCGGAGACCTCACACCGAAGCGCGTCCTGATCCCAATCGCTCAGTTCCGATAGCCGATTGTCCGCCAGCCGGTAGGCCCGCGCCTCGGCCTCGCTCAAATGCTCGAGCGATATAACGGGAACGCTCTCCATCCCCAGCCGCCGCGCCGCCAGCACCCGCCCGTGCCCCGCAATGATTTCCATCGCCGCGTCTACGAGAACCGGCGCGTTGAACCCAAACCGCCCGATTGAGGCGGCGATTTTTCCGACTTGGCTTTCCGAGTGCAGGCGCGCGTTCCGCGCCGATTCAACCAGGTGCGCGACCGGCAGCCAAGACACGGATTTCGCGCCGAACGTGGACTCCATTGCCCAATCCCCTTAATCTCCCCAGCGCCGTGCGCGGCAGCGGGGCGGCCATCATCAGTGGCCAGGGTGATCCGGGCGAGTGTCAGCTCGCAGTTTTCGCAGCGCCAACTGCGAAATCCCCCGCTTCACGCAGGGCAAGGCAACCCGGTTGACGCAGGAGTAAACCGCGTCAACCTTGGTCAACCTTGATTTTTCACGTAAAAACTAGAGCGGTCCCGCGCCTTTGCCACCCGTGTACCAACCGGGCGAGGAAGGACCCAAAAGG